ACTACTGGCTCCTTATCAGACACAACTCTTGATTGATTGGCACGACGCAGGGCAACCAGAATGAACGCTACTGACATTAGAACTATGATTGTGGAGGTAGCGCAGGAAGAACGCTGGGACAAGGTGGGCATGGTAGGTGGCACTATCTACTGGGTGCCAGGTCTTAGACAATGGATCATCTTGAACAACTATGACGAATCGCAGATATTCGCCAGTGGCAGTTTGGAACATTGTTTAGAATGTTTGGACGACCAGATTGTCAGAGACTGGTATGACAACTACACGCTGGGATTAGAGTACTACTAAACTCTGCATGCATGCAGGAAGTTGGACTACGCTGGCTGGGCATAGACTGCGTAAGAGGACGCTGACTATGCTGGTAGAGCGTGGCGACACTTTGGACAAAATAGTTGGCGCAGGGTATTGACAGGATCACGACGCTGTATAATATAAACACACTGGGATATTTTTCGCTACACACAGACACGCTTAAATATGGTATGCCTCTGTCAATAGAGCATCGCAGGATTCGAACGCTGGGAGTTTTCTCTATTTCCTCACAGCACTGCCGAGTAGATAAATGCGGGAGGCATACTTACTTGAGCATAACATGGATAGAAAGAAGTTTGAAGAGCACACTAAGAAATATCTGCGCTGGAATAAAAAGCGAGACAGATGGACACTGAAGCCACAATTGCGGCAGTGTGGTGATTGTAGTCTAATAGTCAAGGACAGAAAGGTTGAAGCAGTGGCATACAGGTTGGGAACACAGCAAAGTCACTTTAAACACAAGTGTAGAGTCTGTAGAGCAACCCTGTTTGATGGCGCAGAACATTTGAAAAAGCGCAAATATATAAAGATTTATTTGGAAAACTATAAATAACTCTATGAACATAGAACTAACAGAACCAAAAAAGGCGGGCAGAGGCGGTGCTAGACCTGGTGCTGGCAGACCCAAAGGCAGCACAGATAAGATCACTATTGCTGGCTTGCTGTCAAGTCTGGAGAATCGTGGATTAAACTACACTGAAACTCTGGTAGAAGATTTCGCACAGGCTAGATTGAATGGTGATGCTGCGCTGACACTGAAGTATCACAATCTAATCCTGAACAAGGTCATGGCTACACTCAATGAAGTTGTGGTCGAGGAAAGTGAAGCAGTGGTCACAAACAAAGCAGCAGCTTTTGCTGAAGCCTTGGCTGCCTTGACTAAACTAAATACAGAGCACAAGGATGCTGAGTAAGCATAACAACTAACTGCTGACGACACAGCAACAACAAGGACACAACAATGTTAAAAAATAGAAGCAACCAAAAGGACACAGGATTAGGCTACAATGGCATGAGCAATGGTTCAAGCCAGAAACCCAGCGCACCTGCAGTCATGGTCAATAAACACACAGGTCACATGAATGATGGCAGAGATGTCAATGTAGGCATGAAGTCAGCAGCAAGAACAGGCAATGGTGCTGGCAAGACTGCTGGAGCAACTGCACCACACGCAGGTGGCATGGGCACAAAGTTCTCAAACCCAGACAGCATCAATGTAGGCAGTGGTCCTAGAAATGCTGGTAGCACTCGTGCGTTTATGCCCAGTGGTGGTCAGAATTTCAAGGGTGATCCAGACAAGATTCAGATGACACAGATGCCTAACAGAACTGGCAACAAGTGCTAATAGGACAAGAACATGAGTTATCAACTACAAGGCGCAACACAATTAGTCACTGCTGATGTCACTACAGGCACAGTGACATTCTCAGCATGTACTACCAATGCTTTCCTGATTCAAAATCCCACAACTACCACAGGTGCTTGGGTCAATGTTCAGAACACCAATGTCACAAGTTCAACATTCCATCACGCCATACTAGGCACACCAGCCACTGCCCTGTATGTTCCTGCATCAAGCAGCTTGGTGGTAGTAGGCAACTTTGGATCAAGTGGATCACCACAAGATGTATATATTAAAACGATCACAGCAGCAACAACAGCTACTCTGGTTATCAGCGCAGTGACATTGCGTCAATCTGGCAACCTATAAGGAACGAACATGGCAGACTTAAACCCAACATTTATTCAAGCTATAAACACTGGCGAACAAGATTTATTCACCATTGACACCAACGCAGGCGTTCCTCGTTATATTTCTGCTGGCAGCAGTGCTGTGGTCAAATTCAGTGAATTGGCTGCTGACATTGACACAGCGGCTAGCATGGTGGCAGCCACAGGACAACTGACCTTGACCACTTCCACTCAAACATCTCAAACATTCCTAATCACATCACAATTGGTATTCACCAGCAACACACCAGCAAGTATTAAATTGGTAGAGACTGCCACAGGTGTTCAACATGGATTGACAGTGCCAGCATCAAAGACACTACAAGTTAGTATAGCACCTGCCAGCACATCAACCTATCAAGTTGTATTATTCACAGACAATGGCGCAGACTTTGTCTATCCAAACCAAATCAAAAACGCTAGCCTATCAGTTCAAGCTGTGGCAGGCTACCCTAATGGAGCATAAAAATGGACTTACCTAAAATGAAATCTAACTTTGGTCTTGGACCACGCACAGGCAACATGAACAGCGAAGACAAGCGCAGTGCTTTCAAGGCTGGCAAAGCAGAACGCAGTGGATTGGCTGACAGCATCAACTCAGCATTTGCCATGCGTAGCCCAACATCTCAGGGTGTGACCAAGACAGCTTTGAATCCCACATTGGAACCAGTGGCTGCCACAGTTAAACCCAAGAAGTTCAAGAAATAACTCGTTCCTTGAGTATAGAGGTTTGGAGATCCTCATAAAACTCCACTTTGTTTTGAAAGGACTACTATATGAAAAAAGAAACTACTCCCACTACCACTGATGATGTTTGGACAGACGATCTACCAGCCAAGGTCACACTGCCCCTAGAACCTGAACCTATCTCAGTTGATGACCTAAAACCATTGGCTCCAATAACACGAGCAATGGAATACAGTATTGCTGGACTAAAGGAAGACTTTCCCACAGCCAAAGAACTAGAGCAATTCATCTTTGATGAAACTCGTGTGGCACTTAAATTAAAAGGCATTGACCCTGCCAAGAAGTATGAGATTGCCTTTGCCATTCTCACAGGTGCTGATGTTGATCCAAAATATATCACAGGTGTCAATCCCTACCTAGACAACAACGAACTAATACCAGAAGATCCCCTGAAAGAAATTCCCAGCAGAGATCCCAAGTTGCCCAGTGAAGCAGCCATGAGTGTCTATCTGGACATGAATGTGCCGCACCCTGACAAAGAAATGCGTGCCCTAGGTGCCAAAGTACATTGCAGGTTTATGACCTATCCCAGTGGTGCTATATCATATGAAATCACAGGACCCCTAGAGAAACACAGCTTTGGTGAGAAACTGGACAAGTATGGTCGCAGTCGTCCTGAAAAACTATTCTGGGTTGATCCACGCACAGGTGAGCAGGCTATTCGCTATAGTGATGGCAGTTATACCAAGGCTGGACAACGCTTGCGTACTCTCATGGAGAGTCGCAGAGTCAATAAACAACAAAGCGTCTGGAACATCTGGATTGATCGTAGCTTTACACAATTCAACGCAGGTGCCATCGACAATCCCTGGGATAATTGATGCGACCAGACCTTGATCCACTAGTACTAGATACTAAGATACAGGGCAAGATCAATGCTGCCCATCGTGGTGCTTTTGTAGAGAAGTTTCCAGGACAGTGTGAGCATATTCTTCGTCTATTGACAGAACGCCTACACGCAGGATTGGACAAGCGTGAGGGCATTGATCTTGCCAATGTAGATAGTTGGCGATTGATGCCAGCAGAGATGCGTGATCTAGCACAGGCTATGTATTATATCAACGAAATTAGGAGCACACTAAAATGACTACACCAGCATGGCAGAAGAAAGAAGGCAAGAATCCCAAGGGTGGATTAAATGCCAAAGGCAGAGCCAGTGCCAAGGCACAGGGCATGAACTTAAAACCCCCTGTGAAATCAGGTGACAATCCCAGACGAGCCAGTTTCCTAGCCAGAATGGGCAACATGGCTGGACCTGAACGAGATGAAAAAGGCAAACCAACCAGACTGTTGAAAAGCCTACAAGCATGGGGAGCATCAAGCAAGGCAGATGCTAGAGCAAAAGCCAAAAACATATCTGCGAGGAATAAAAAATGAAAACAGGACTATACGCTAACATACATGCCAAGCGAGAGCGAATCAAGGCAGGCAGTGGAGAGAAGATGCGCAAGGAGGGCAGCAAGGGTGCGCCCACTGCTAGTGCGTTTA